AACCATTTCCACATATAGTTTTAGACAATTTTATTAACTCAAATACTGCAACTCAGTGTTTTAATGAACTTAAAACATCTGATCATTGGGCAACTGAAAATTCCAATAATGCATACATGAGAAATCATCAGGTGAATAAATTTTATACACCTTGGTCTCATGAAAGTTCAATACAATTACAATATAAACTTCCCACTGTATATCACACAATACAGTATTTTAACTCTAATATTTTTCTCTCTTATCTAGAGGATCTTACAGGGATTAAGGGGTTGATGGGTGATCCTAATTTTGCAGGTGGTGGTGCACATAGGATATCAACAGGTGGAAAACTATCTCTACATGTTGATTTTAATATTCATCCAGAAACTAGTCATTTTCGTGTTTTAAATTTACTACTATACTTAAATCCAAACTGGATAAGAGAATGGGAGGGATGTTTAGAATTATGGGATATTGATAATAAAAAACTTGCCAAGAGTATTGAACCCATATTTAATAGAGCAGTCATTTTTACTCTATCTGATAAATCAGTTCACGGACATCCAATTCCTTTGAAAACACCACCAAACATTGAAAGATATTCATTAGCATTGTATTATTACATTGAACAACCAAATCAAGAACACTATGAACGCAGGGCGGTTGTCTGGCATGACCTTTAAACACGTTGATATAGATTTACCACATCTAAACAGGGAGACTGTAGACGGTGTAAGATACTATAAAATACCTGATGAAGAAGAACTTCTCAAGTTAGTTTCAATCACATCAATCACCAGTCATTTTAATAAAGAAATCTTTATTAACTGGAGAAAGAGGATTGGAACAGAGAAGGCAGACAAAATTACTAGAGCAGCTACTTCTCGTGGAACAGACATGCACACGTTAACTGAGCATTATCTTAAGAACGATGAGAAACTACCAGAAGTTCAACCATTATCCGATTTCTTATTTAAGATCTGTAAACCAGAATTAAATAAAATTGATAATATTCACGCTCTGGAAGGGGCACTATATAGTAAACAACTAGGTATTGCTGGAACTGTTGACTGCATCGCAGATTATGATGGTGAGTTAGCAATAATAGACTTTAAAACATCTAAAAAACCTAAACCAAGAGATTGGATTGAACATTATTTTGTTCAAGCAATGGGATATGGATGTATGCTGTATGAACTAAAGAACATATCAGTAAAAAAACTTGTAATCATTATGGCTTGTGAAAATGGAGAATGTGTCGTCTACGAAGAATACAACAAAGCAAAATACATTAAACTGCTCGGAGAGTACATTAGGAAATTTGTTGCAGATAAACTGGAGCTCTATGGAACCAATCAATGAATTAGAGAAAGCAATTGAGAGTAAGTTTCTAACTCCTCAAAAATTTGCTATGGAGATTGAAAAGATTGTTGCAGAAGAAGAATTTAATTACATAGATGCAATATGTTACTATTGCGAAATTAACAGTCTTGAGATAGAATCAGTAACGAAACTCATATCGAAATCTTTGAAAGAAAGATTGAAGTGGGATGCAACCCGTCTCAACTATATGAAAAAAACGTCTAGAGCAAAATTACCTTTATAATGATTAAATCATTTGGTTTATTGATTTTAAGATTATCAATAGGAACTATGTTGATACATCATGGTTATGAAAAGACAGCAGATATAGAAAATTTCGCAGATGCATTTGTAAGACCTATAGGAATACCATTTCCAATCATAGCATCTTACATAGCAGCATACTCTGAGATCTATGGTAGTTGGTTACTAATAGCAGGACTGTTTACAAGATTTGCAGCACTCTCAATCGTAGGTACAATAGGTGTAGCAATATACCATGCTATTGTAACTGCAGGATTCAACATCTACTTACTAGAACTCTTAATACTATACATGGGAGGAGCATTGTGTATCCTGCTATTAGGTGGAGGTGACTTCGCCATCGACAGGTTACTGAAGAAGTTTGGTATCAAATTTAAAAAACCACATTTACCTTTTGAATAATGAAAAAATCAGAATTGATACATTGGAGATTGCAAGCGATGCTTCGTGAGCATTCTTTCTCTGACTTACAATACTTAGGTGTAAGACCTGATAGTATTGGTGTTAATCAACATTGGTATTCGATTGATGGGAATGAGGTTCCTGTTGATGCAATTGAAGAATTAGAAAGTGAGGAAGTTAATGAAAGTGACACCGTTTGAAACCTATCAAACCTATCTTTCTGTTAAAAATCATTTTTCAAATCCGAAATATGATTACTTTAAGTATGGTGGTAGATCAAGAGCAAAGATAACTGCGTTCAATAAAAGAAAAGATAAGTATTGGTTTGAAAAGACATCAAGAAAATATCCTGATAAAGAGATAGTAGAATTTCTTGTATCAAATTTCATATCTGCTGATAATCCCCAAACCCTTTGGATTGGTGAGATTATGAACTCTGGTGATAAAGTATATTCCGAGTGGTCAAAAACTCAGCAGAGTTTAGGGTACATATTTAAAGATAAGATTACTGACTTGTTAGATAATAATGACCTAGAGGAGTTGTTTGATTGTTCTACTGGTCATCCACTATTACTTAAGAAGTATCTTAGTGGTGAACTGAATTTAGAGATACTTGTTATCCTTGAACATATCTTTCATTTTGTGAAAGACTTTGATAATAGACTATCAGATCCTGTGTGGGAAACCGTCAGTATGAAAATTACTAAGTATACTCCTTTCATAAATATAGATGTATTCCAATACAAAAAAGTCCTTAGAGAAATCGTATGAGTACTTTCTTTGATTCAGAGATCATCAAAGAGGAATTGGGTGAGATCAATAAACTTCAAGAAGAAGTTTATGGAAAACTCGTTCATTTTCACATGATGGATCATGATGAACAACTAGATCATATTAGTAAATTGTCTGAATTATTAGACAAACAACGTGTCATGTATACTCGATTATCTTTATCAGATGATCCAGAAGCATTGATTATGAAGGAGAGTTTAAACAAAACAGTTACCCTGATGGGATATCCAGAAGGAACTGATATTAAATTCTTGTTTGATAACATGCACACAACTATTGATGCACTCAAAAGTTTTCTCGAAGCATAGAGTTGATTTTTATCAATTGTATGCTATAATATAAACAATCCCACGATCAAATTAATCCGAGGTAATCTAAATGTCATTCGCAGACTTAAAAAAGCAATCCAAATTAGGATCCTTGACCGCTAAATTAGTTAAGCAGGTTGAGAAGATGAATAATACTGGAAGCACAGGTGATGATCGTCTATGGAAACTAGACGTTGATAAATCAGGTAACGGTTATGCTGTTATTAGATTTCTACCTGCACCAAATGGTGAAGATCTTCCATTCGTAAAACTATACTCCCATGCCTTCCAAGGTCCTGGTGGTTGGTATATCGAGAACTCTTTGACTTCACTTGGTCAAAAAGATCCAGTATCTGAGTACAACACAACTTTGTGGAACAACGGTACAGACGCTGGAAAAGAGTTAGCAAGAAAGCAAAAGCGTAAACTAACTTACATTAGTAACATTTACGTTGTAAAGGATCCATCAAATCCTGAGAACGAAGGTAAAGTATTCTTATACAAATATGGTAAGAAGATCTTTGATAAACTTACTGCAGCAATGCAACCTGAGTTTGAAGATGAAGAGGCAATTGATCCATTTGATTTCTGGCAAGGTGCTAACTTCAAGTTGAAAGCAAAGAACGTTGCAGGATACAGAAACTATGATAGTTCTGAGTTCGCTGCACCAAGTCCTTTACTTGATGATGATGACGCAATGGAATCATTATGGAAGAAGCAATTCTCTCTTGCTGAGTTAGTTGCTGCTGATCAGTTCAAATCATATGAAGATTTGAAGAAGCGTCTTGGTTATGTTCTTGGAAATGCTGCACCTCGTCAAGATGTAGAAGTTGAAGACGAAGTTGAAATAATTCAGAGAGAAAGAGCAGAGCAAGTTGTTACTGCTGCGACAGCATCCACTACAGCACCAGTCACTGCTGCTGCAGACGCTGAAGATGATACACTCTCATACTTTGCAAGACTTGCTGAAGAGTGAGATACAATCAACTCTGTCTAACATTGTTAGTCATAGCAGCATATTTAAATTTACTACTTAAGTAAATATAGACCGTAGAGAAATCTACGGTTTTTTTAATTTGGATCTGTATTTCTTGTATTCTCTGTCTGTATTAAATTAGTATTCACAAATTGTGATGAGTCTGTGTATCTCATGATATCTTTCATATCATTTAAAAATACTTGTAGATAACTTGGTGAAATAATATAGATAGATCTTTTCTCGTCATTGAGTTTACTCTCATACTCATAATTGGTAACACCACCCACAGGATTTAGAGTTGCGGTGGATGATGATGGATCTGGTATTGTAAATCCTGAGTCAACAACTTTACCTTTTGGAAGTATTAATCTATCACTTGAATCTTTTACCTCTGTTGTTTCGTAATGACGAATTTGGTTGAGATCATCACCGTATTTGTTGAGTGAATAATTATAGATTTCATAACTATTAAGTGGCCATTCATCTCTTACATTGATTATATTTGCACTAGTGAGAACAACCCAATCTAATTCTGGATCTCCATAAACATTATCTGCAACTTGATCTGGTCTTACACCATCTTTTATATAATAATCTACTAAGGATGTAAAAACATATTTTAAATCATCACGTAATTTTGCTCTACGAAATATATTTTTAACTACAACATAATCTCTAGATGATGATCTATCTGATGATGTGGATTGGTAATTTAAATTTGGTAGTTCTCTAAAGTAAGTCATTAGTATCCAACTCCTTTTCCTGCTTCGTCGTAATCTTCCTGATAAACTGGATTCACTTCTTGGAAAGAACAACTCATTGTCATGTGCGTAGGTGTTCCATCATGGAATGTAGAATATGTTCCAGATTGTGAATAATTTATTTTCATATCGGTAAGATGCATAGGAAGAAACTTATTTAAGAATGGATGTTCTCCTCCTCCCTTCATATACTGAAGTTGGAATATATCAGGTTGTTTGATAAAAACACCTTTACCTTTTTTTCTATTATTTCGAGCAGACATTGATCTTTTTAGAACTTTTATGATATTCCTTACTTCAACTGCTTCTCTACCATTACGTGGGAAGAACTCAAATGAAAATGGGAACTGTCTTAACTTCACACCTTGAAATAGAGATTCTAAGTTAGGGTTAAGTATTGCTCCACTTCCTCTTGCAATAAGTGCGTTTGCAGTGACGTTACCACCCAAGGCACCAATTGCACGACCTGCAATTGCAGATGCGATAGCATCAGTATTCATTCCGATAAGATCTACTCCATCATTGACTAGTAAATCGAATGTTCTGCTAACAGTTTCAAAAGAAGGATTCTCAATACCTTGCTTGATGAGTGCTGCACCCACTGCTTCTAGTGGATCTATTCTTCCACTATCATATTGAACTGAGTTTGCATCTTGAATTTGTCTAGGTATTGGAAGATATAATGTATGTTTTGGTTTTTTTAACGCTCTACCAGAACCAGTATTGTTACTATTAGCAGAAGTTGCATTTTGAAGTGCAAAGGCTCCTGGTTGACTAGCACCTCTACCCAATTTTATAGTTGCACTATTACCAGATGCATCACTCTTATCTTCATTATTTACATCTAAAAGTCCTGATAAATTTAAATCTGGTGCAGTATAAGTAGCAATTTGAATTTTTAAAAAATCCATACCACTGTCTATCATAGCGTATGGATATCTTAAATTAGCAGGTAAACCGCCTGTATCATTATAGTCTATTGAATTTATATATTCTTCTCTTTTCTTTGCAGATTGTTCATCTTGATATTCACCGAGAGTCTGTCCCTTCATACCAGCTATCTGACTGGGACTCCATGTTGCTGTATCTGTATTACCTAAGTTTCCCGCCATTTATCGACCTACTTTTTTTACTATTTAGGAGGTTTCATTTGGAAATTCTGTAATGGTATTAATTCGAGGTCTTTTAACTCATCTGCAGTCACCTCATATAGTCCACCTTGCACTTCTGGATAGGTGTATTTTCTATTTCTACCCCAGTGAAAATTATATCCTATGAATCCCCATGAGAATACTTCAGTGACTTGAACCAGTGGATTCAAATCAAATTTAATTTCTGGTGTCTTCGCCATGTATCTAAAGATATAATATGAACCTGGTATCGGCACAACAGGACCTTCAGTTAAAACAGTCTTAACCCGTGTTGCAAGTTCATCTGGATTTTTTATACTAACTAGACTATCTGAGATTGGACGAATACGATTTCCAAGTGTATCTTCAGGTCTATCATCTTCATATAAACCTTCATCTACTAGTTTTTGTCTAAGTCTTAGTAATGCTTTAGGAGATAATCGTGTTGCTCTACGTGCCATATTTAATTCCTAATTCTTTCTCAGTAAATACTTTGAATTCATATCCACGATCTTTACACCAGTCATCTGCTGCTTCCCATTTTGCCTGATTCTTTGCATATTCATATGCTTCACGTAGATATCCCTTTGTTTGTCTTTTTGGTTTTGCTGGTGGTTTTGTTTGTTTAGCAGGTTTGATTTCTATAATATATTTTTTAATCACTCCTGTTCTTTCTTGAACTTTGATATAGAAGTCTGGAAAGTATCTATGTGGTCTATTGTCGATTGGAGAACGGTACCAAACATACATCTCTTCACTACCCCATTCAAGTATTCTTTCATTATTATCACAGTAAACCATGAATTTTCTTTCCCAAAGTGATCTATAAACTATGTTTGTAGGATTCCCTTTATACTTGCGAGGATAAGATGGTTGATATTTACCCTTGTAAGACATCTAAATAATAATAAGACAAGTTTTAGGTATTTAGAGTGGTAAGACCCCGTAGAATAGCAGATTTTAAACCCACTTTTACAAATTTAGCACAAACATCACATTATCAGTTGATATTTGGAGGACTTCCACTTGGATTGAGGCAGCATTTGAATGTAAGAGGTTTGGATTATAGATTTATAACAGAGACATCAGGATTGCTATGTAGTAATGCTTCATTACCAGGTGCATCATTGGCAACTGCTGATGTGATTGGTAATTATACTGGTGTAGCAGAGAAGATGGCTCATACTAAGATATTTAATAAAATTAATTTAGAATTTTATGTTGATAATGAATATAAGAGTCTTAAATTTTTAGAACATTGGATAGAGTTTATTGCAAATGGATCAGGTGAGGATCAATCTAGAAAAGATTATTATTTTAGAATGGAATATCCTGATGATTACAAAACTTATGAAACTAAGATAATTAAGTTTGATAGGGATTATAATGAGGAGATGCAGTATAATTTTTATGGTATGTTCCCACAGGCAATAAATTCTACTCCTGTTAAATATGAAGGATCTGAAGTATTGAAAGCATCTGCAATCTTTACTTTTGATAGGTACTCTGCTGGTAAGTTTTCCAGTTATGATAGGTATAGAGGATCCTATAACAATAGAAAAGAAAATGAACCAAAATCAAAACCAAATAACACTGGTCTT